TGCTTTCCTTCCGAATCCACTTCTTAGTGCTATGGACGTTACAGCACAAGGGAATAGTGCCACCAAATCCATTTCTTCATCGGGAATGGGTCAGTATACTACTAACCCAAGCATGTACGGTGCATTGTTTGCCGGAACTGTTAACACTTTGCAGCAAGTCGTCAACAGCTATCGAGTGGTGTCTTGGGGGATTAAGATCTCAAATTTGCAAGCTGAGCTTAGTGCCACTGGACGCATTATCGTTGCAGTTATCCCATGCACAGATGAAATTCCAGGTTTGGCTATTTTAAGTAATAATTCATTTGGTACTACCGATATGTGCTACAACATCGTTGGTCAATACCGATCAGCCGTAACGTCATCTACCTTGTTGAATTATCCTGGTGCCATCGAACTGTCTGTCGGCGATCTTCTTCGTGGCGATCTCCAGATAAGTGGAACGTACGTGTCCCCTAGGTATTTCGATTTCAAACAATCCGGTGACAACTCATCGTATACAGCTACTACTTTTGAAGCAGACTCTATTCTTACTAACAACACTGGTGGCGCTGTCACGTCATCGCACAAAGACCCGATTCGATGTACTGGTGGATGTGCGATAGTTGTATACGGAGAAGGTTTACCAGCCAGTACAAATTGCTTCCAGGTTGAGAGCATTTATCATCTTGAATGTTCTCCCAACTTGCCGCAAGGTACATATACGCCCGTTCCTTCTGTCATGCCGACTTCCTTGATTGGCACTACTGAGATTGTTGAGAGTGCTTTAGCTGCTACCGCTGGTATGCGCGCATTTAAATGGGTGCAGAAAGGCGCGGCTTTCCTGAACTCTAATACCGGCAAGAAGTTGTTAACTGCTGCGAGCGCACTTATTGGTTGATTTGAGCATGAACGTGGATTGGTCTCACAGTATTCCAGTTAAAATATTGTGTTGGTATTTAGTATAAGCCAATCAAACTTACTAACGTATTATCGGGTATTTGGTATAAGCCCAGCTGAAAACTTACCAATGTCTTTTTGTCTAGTGTTACGCTTTTCGTAATCTCTCTTATGCGGTGTGGATTATCTCCCGACTTGGTCCCGCATATGAAATAAAACAAGTCAGATCTGCGTCGATCAGATTTTAAACGTAGACTAGCCGTGTGTGCCAAAGGGGCTTAAAGAGTAGTGATAAGCCGCATACGAGCGAAATTAAATCACCATTACTTCCGTGAAATTGTTCAGTGCTTCCCGAAGTTGAACTGTGGATTGAGAGTTATGCGCAGGACATAACTTGATTTCCCAGATTCGCTTGCGGGGTCGGCTGATAGGAAGGTCATTCACCAATATATTATTTATCTTCTTTTTTCTAGCGTTCCTTCACGCCTTTCACCTCGCGACAAAATGACCAAAATGAAAAATTGCCAAAGTCAAAGATCTTTTTTAAACTGCAAAATTCGGCGATTGGAAAGGAACGTGTCTGAGAGGAAGGACACTTATATCGTACACTTCCATTATGGTGCAC